TAGACGTAAAGGGGGCTAACATAACTCTCAGTGGGGTGTCTGACCCAGCCTTGTCCTTAGCACTCAGTGAGCCTTATCAGGGTCGTGTAGCTAATATCTACTTCGGTACTACTAGCGCACCAACTGAGTTAAACTCAATATTCTCTGGTTACATGGATCAGATGAATATATCTGAGTCTGCTGAGACATCAACCATAGAACTGTTAGTGGAGAACAGGTTAGTTGATCTTGAAAGGGCCAGAGTTGCTCGTTTTACATCAGGCTACCAGAAGTCTGTGTACCCTACAGATTTAGGCTTAGACTTTATAGAAGATATGCAGGATAAAGAGACACTGTGGGGTCGTAAAGGGTGATTAAGTATCAGCAAGAGTTTTTATGCCTTGCAGAGCAAGAGGTGACGCCCCTAGCTGAACTTGAGTGGGAAGAGTCAGGACACCCTACTGAAACCCTTGTTATAGATTGGGACTCCTACTTTGCCTTAGAAGAGGTTGGAAGACTTAAGTTTTTTACTGCTAGAAAAGATGGACTGCTTATAGGTTATTTTGTTGTGATAATTACAAGCCCTCTTACAACAAAAGGGGAGTTAGTTGGTAGCTATGATGCGGTATACGTCCATAAAGACTACAGGAAATCTACAGTGGCAAGGCGTTTGTTTAAGTTTGTTGAGGACTGCATGAAAGAAGACGGTATATACAGGCTGATTGCCTCATCCTCAAGTAAGAACCCAATAGGAAGGTTTCTGAATCGACTAGGTTATAAAGAGATAGAAACCAAGTACGAGAGGGTTTTATAGTATGGTAGTCTTTACTCTATACGGTGCAGTAGCAGCAGGATTAGCTGTTAGTTCTGTGGGGGGGTCATTTATGGCTGGCTTCCTGCAGTTTGGCGGTCTAAAACTTTTTGGAAGGATGGCCCTTGGCCTAGCCCTAAACGCACTTACCCCTAAGCCTAAAGCATCTGGCTCTAATCGTGGTTATCAGGTAAACACAGGAGGTTCAGCACTAGACCATCAGATTATATATGGCAAGATGCGTGTTGGTGGAGCTATAGTATACGACGAGTCTACAGGAACTAACAATAAACTCTTTCACCGTGTTATCGCTGTAGCTGGTCATGAAGTTGAATCCTTTGATAAGATATATCTTAATGATGAAGTCGTTACCTTAGACGGTGGTGGTAATGTAACTGCCCCATCTAAGTACGTTAAGACTACCACTACTAGGACTAGGGTTGAAAACTCTAGTGGTGAATATGAATGGGTATACCAAGCCTCAGTCAAATACCTAGTCAGGTTTAAGTTTCATAATGGTTCCCCTACTCAAGCAGCAGATACTGATCTTGTAGCAGAGTCCGTACATTGGACCTCAGAACACAAGTTATCAGGTATAGCCTATATGTATGTGCGTCTTGAGCACGATGCTGACGCCTTTCCCAATGGTATGCCCACTATTACAGCAGAAGTTAAGGGCAAGAAAGTTTATAATCCCGCTACCTCTACGACTGCATGGTCAGATAACCCAGCCTTGTGCCTACGGGACTACTTGACTTCAAGCTACGGTCTTAAGGAAGAAGATGCTAACATTGATGACACTCTTGTAAACAGTGCTGTTACTGTGTGTGATACTCTTGTAGGTAGTCCTGTGAGTAATATACAGGTCGGTGGTGAGTACAAGATTAAGACTGTGGGTAATACTGACTTTACACTATACGGATCTGCCAACAATAACGTAGGGACTGTCTTTACAGCAACATCAGTGCCAGATGCAGACTCAGGGGACACAGGTGTTGTAGAGATTGCTAGATATACCTGTAATGGTACTTTTACTACTGCACTGACACCCTACGATTTGTTAAGTGATCTGTTAACTTGTATGGGCGGCTCGTTATGGTACGCTCAAGGTAAGTGGCGTATGAAACCCGCTTACTGGACAAGCACAGTTATGGACTTAGACGAGGATGATTTTCGTTCTAGTATAGATGTAAGCACAAGACACTCACGCAGAGATAACTTTAATACTGTCAAGGGTACGTTTCGTGGTCAGGAGTCTAACTTTCAGGTTACGGACTACCCTCAAGTTACTGACTCAGCTTTCGTTAGTGCAGATGGTGGGCAGGAGTCTGTTGCTGACGTAGACCTACCCTTTACTGATAACAGTATAGAAGCAAGACGTATTGCTAGGATTAGCTTAGAGAGCAACCGACAACAACTTACTATCAACGCAGCCTTTGGCCTTAGAACTTTAGGATTACAGGTTGGCGATAATGTAAGACTTACTAACACTAGGTTTGGTTGGACTAATAAAGAGTTTCAAGTATTAGCTTGGTCTTTTGGCCTTACAGATGGCCTTGATCTGCAAGTTAACATGACCCTAAGAGAAACTGCTGAATCTGTATATGATGAGGTAGACGATGGTATAGTCTACGAAAGAGATAACACTACTTTGTTGTCACCTTTTGAAGTACCTAACCTTGGCATAAATATTAGTACTGAACTAAGGAAGGTAAAGGGTAAGACCCTTGGTGTTCTTCTGCTTGATATTAACAACACAGACAACATTCTAGAGACAGCAGAAGTACAGATTAGAAAGTCCTTAGTGGAGTTTAATGAACCTGACTTTACTTCCGTAGCAACTATGGGTGCATTTGTAGGTACAGAGAGGGTTGAGATTGTTGCCATAGAAGAAACCCTTTACGATATAAGGGCTAGGGCTACTAACTCTCTTGGGGTTCCCGGTGAGTGGAATACTATAAGTAACTACCCTGTAGAAGCCTTGGGTGCGCCACCAGCAGATGTAACTAACTTTGATGGTAACGTAGTAGGTAGTAACCTGTTCTTAAGTTGGACACCAGTATCTGACTTAGACTTAGCCCACTATGTCATTAGGTACTCCCACCTAACTAGTGGGGCAGTATATTCAGAAGCTGAGAACATAGCACAAGTACCTGTAGGTAGTAGTACCCTTGCTTTGCAAAATGCTGGTGTAGGTACATACTTCATTAAGGCTGTAGATGACACTACAAGTGGGTCTAATGAGTCTGAGAACCCTGCTGTATTTGTCGTTACCTCTATAGGTATTGGAGACCTTAATGTCGTAGCCACCCTAACAGAGAATCCATCCTTTGCTGGTGTTAAGTCTAATGTGGTAATAAATGATGATAGTTATTTAGAGTTAGCTACGATACCTCTGTTTGATGATGCTACGGGTAACTTTGATGATAGGTCTGGGCTATTTGATGACTTTACAGGTTACGCATCTTCTGGAATATACTACTTTAGTAATGACCTTGACTTAGGGCAAAAGTATACAAGCCGCTTAAACTTCTCCTTCACAAGCACAAGGTTTGATAGGACAGACCTATTTGATAGTGCTACAGGTAACTTCGATGATAGGGCTGGTGTATTTGATGGAGACCCTACAGCCTTTGGTGACACCTCTGTTTCACTACAGTTAAGGCATACAGACGATGATCCTACAGGTACACCAACTTGGTCTGATTGGCAAGCATTCTCTGTATCTGATATAACAGCTAGGGCTTTTGAGTTTAGACTATTACTATCTTCTACAGACACTAATGTAACCCCTGTAGTAAGTGCGTTGTCAGTAACAGTAGATATGCCTGATAGGACTACTTCAGGAAGTGATATAACCTTTACAGGGACAACTAATGTCACCTTTGATGATGCCTTTGCAGCTACACCAGCTATAGGACTATCTTTAGCTAACTTAACTAATGGTGACAGATACACAATAACAAACAAGACCCGAACTGGGTTCACTATTAACACTTTTACTGGGGGATCGGCAAGTACAAATAGTGTGACCCTAGACTATGTAGCTAAGGGCTACGGAAAGGAACTAACGTAATGTCGCAGCACGACTTTAATATTGCTAACCAGAGTTTTCCAGCAACTAGGACAGACTTAAACAACGCCCTTGTAGCTTTAGCTTCTAACTCTTCTGGTGATGCAGAACCAGGAACTACCTATGCTAACCAATGGTGGTATGAAACAGATACTAATACCTTGAAGCTACGTAATGAGGCTAACAACGCTTGGATAGAAATAGCTACTTTAGATCAGACTTCTAATAATGTGTTATCTATTACTACACAGGGGTTAACTCTTGGTGCTACAGCACTAACCGCCACAGGTGCAGAAATAAATAAGTTATCTGGTGCAACTGTCAGTACTACTGAACTCAATCAACTAGACGCTATTACTAGGGGGTCTATACTTTATGGTAATGCCTCTGGTGAGACTGCAAGATTAGCTAAAGGTGCAGCCGATACAGTTCTTACATCAGATGGTACAGATATATCTTGGGTTGCTGCTTCTGGTGGTTCAACCTTTACTCTCGTAGCATCTGTAGATACAACAAGTGGTACAGCCATTGACTTCACTGGTCTTCCCTCTGGTGTAAACAGAGTAACGCTAAACTTAGTAAATGTTAGTACTGACTCAAACCAACGCCTTTTAGTGCAACTAGGCGATAGTGGTGGGATTGAAGCATCAGGATACCTTGCTTCGTCTGCACATACAGGGGGTGGCGTGTATAGCACAAATGGCTTTCCTATTATTAGGACTGTAACCAGTAACTTTATCAGTGGAATAATGATATTGACTAGAGTAACTGGAAATCAGTGGGCTTCAACACATAGCACAACCAGAGACACCTCTGGCACTGGTGCATTCGGCGGTGGTTCCAAGACACTTACTGGAGAACTTACTCAACTTCGCCTCACTCGTCTATCATCTGGAAACTTTAACCAAGGCAATGTTAGCCTTTCATATGAGTAGGAAATAGATATGACTATTAGGCAAATAAACATTCAAACTAACGTTGAGACTACTATTCCTGATAACCGAGTTGTCAGTGAAGAAGAGGTAGCCAATGGTATTCGTGATGAACGTAATGAGGAACTACGATCAACGGTAGACGTTATAGCTGGGAACGTTTTACGTTGGAATTGTTTGACAACTGAAGAACAAGCCCTGTGGACAACTTATCGTTTAGAACTTTTAGATGTACCACAACAAGCTGGATTTCCCAACACAATAACATGGCCCACTAAACCATCTTAAGGAGCAACCAATGGGATACAAACTAGGACTACGAAGTAAGCAGAACTTGTCTGGGGTACATCCCGATATGGTTGCTGTTGTTAAAAGAGCATTAGAGATTAGTGAAAAGGACTTTAGTGTAACTGAGGGTGTTCGTAATATTGAACGTCAGCGTATGCTTAAGAGGACAGGTAAGTCAACTACACTTAAGTCTCGTCACCTGACAGGTCATGCAGTAGATGTTGTCCCTTACCCTGTGTCGTGGGAGTGGGACGAGTTTTACCCTATTGGTGATGCAATGAAGGCTGCTGCAAAGGAACTAGACATTAAGATCGTATGGGGTGGTGATTGGAAGAAGTTCCCTGATGGGCCACACTTCCAGCTAGACTGGAAAGCCTACCCCTGTGACTAGGGGGGAGGAAGACTGCTTCGTAATGGGTAAAAACATATCGGCAACTCTACTGTTTGCCTTGGTTCTTCAAGCGGCAATGATAGTTTGGAGTATATCACAGATGAGGGCAGACGTAGATGCTAACTACGCCT